AAGTAGAGTTAAGCACACTGAACAACATTGGGGCATTTCATAAAATGCCCACCGGAGAACCAATTCAAATAAACGTTAGGAGACCACGTTCGAACACCATGCCCATAAGGAAACATTCCATCTCCAAACATGAATTTTGGAGTTTTACGATCCTCAGGGTCTACAATTGGACGTGGATCTAATGGTTCCTGATAACTTATCTGTCCTTTGGCATCTTCATAACTCCAAAGAGCATAAGGATTGTCAACTTCAGGATGAGCAAGGAACCATACTCGTTCCATGTCCAGTAACCATGGTTCAAGTTCATATATTTCCTCCTTTGGCTCAGGAATATACATGACGGGGACATCATCAACAACAACTGGAAGTGTAGCATCAACTAGTACCTCAGAACTAGCACTATCAATAGGTCCATAACGACTTAATAGATCGATTATGATGGAGCGATCAACTTGTCCTACTTGATCAAGAACATGGTCAAGGAAAGTCTCGTATTTGATGAACATAGCTGTATCAAGATTGGATCTCTTAGCAGCAACATCATAGATCTTAGGGACATCATCAACATCTTGTGGCCATGATCGATTGCATCGAGCAACAAAAGGTAAATCTTTATCAAGAGCAAGACGTTGTTCACATGTGATGACTTGATCATCAGCAGGTTCGAACAACAATTGCATAAGACGACACCATTTGGATAAAACAGGGGTCAACTGGTCAGCAGCTAAATAACCAGTCACCTTAGCGTAAGCCGCCATGTCTAAAGGTACTAACATGGCAGGAGCTATAGTGGTATGCAATTTACCAAGTGTTCGTTGCAGATCTTGGAAAGAGGTCAGTGAGGTCCAGGGATCAATGAAGATACGACCAAGAAAAGAACAATCTTCATGTCGTTGGATCACTTTAACTTTAATTTCCATTCCAATATCGGAACAGACAGTTTTAATAAAGCGTGATTCAACACACGATAAGCTATCATCACCATAAATAAGACCGATAAGTTGATAAGCTTCATCAGCCGTATAACCCTGCAAACGCAGGCCAGCATAAATCATAAAAGCATTTATGATAGAATTTCCATCAGTAGTAAAAGCACTACCACTCAACCTAGAACCATCAGTCTCGTACTTAACACCATGTTTTGTAAAACCTACAGCATCTAACTCACGTTTAAAGATGCATTCAATTTCCTCATGATATTGGACCGGATAATGTCGCAAATAAGTGGCACGCTCAACATGAGTTCGCAACCAACGAGAGATTCGACCATCAAACCGTGAAAAATCGGCTTCAGTTATCTCATCTTTATCAGTTGCATACTCTTGTACGCACTCAGCTATCTCACAAGGAGTTTTAGCGGGCATAAACCAATCAGTTTTCTTGAGGACATTTCGTTTGAAAGGCAAGGTGTATGTTGAAGCACTCAACAGATGGTATGTGGGT